GCCAAGCCTGTTCCAACAGAACCTAAGACCACCGCTAATTGAGCATAAACCAAATCAGAACCCTTTATTCCACCGGAGAGGTCTGCATTAAAGTTTTCGACTGCGGCAGTTCTAGCTTTATTGAACTCTTGTTGAGTCTCGTACTTGATCCACGAGTCTGCGGCCATAGTGAGTTCCCGGCCAGTCTCCTCGTCGTACTTTGTAATGCGCTCCCCTTCTTCAAGAAGAGTATCCAGTCTTCCTTCAGCCGCTGCTTTCCTTTGTGCTTCAGGAGACTCATCGAGAGCCGCCATTGCTGCACGATATTCTGGAGCCAGTTCAAGAAGTCGTTCGCGTAAATGTCTGGGAATACTGCTCCCTTTACCATATTTACCCTGTCGTACTTCCCTGTATAACCTTTCGGCTTGCGACTCTCTTCCCTCTGCCTCTGCCATCTTTTGGAGAAAGAAGGGATCATCAGCCCCAACCATACCTTCTTGAGCGAGTCCAGGAGAACGCCGTGCCTGAGCTGTTTGCTGCGCTTGGAGATCTTCTATGTATCTCTGACCACCAGAAACTGGCCCTCTCTCCCCAATAGGGAGTGCAGCGGTCTGGGCTTGTTGCAGGGCATACTCAGCCTGTTGTGCAGGGCTAAGAGCAGACACATATCTAGCATCGGCTCTTTCTTGTGTCTCCAACGCAGCCTCATCTGCGGCTAGTTTTCTCTCCCCTACAGCTCTCTCCATCGGCCCATAGCCTACATTGCTCCAAGGCATTCGGGGGTTTTGCCAAAGACCTTCTTTCCCCCTTAGCTGGTCATAGGTTCCCAGTCCTAGCTCTTCAGCTCTTTTGGCTACCTTGATAAGAGCAGCTTCATCACCGATACGATTAGGGTCTAACTCAGAAATAATATCCTGTAGCTGCTGCCATTGATTGGGAGCTGAATAATGAGAACCCTGTTCTTCGTCCACTCTGTAGGCCATTATTTTCTCCTTATCCTGCGCCGAAGCCTTTAATGGCTGCGCTACTAATACCCTTCATTATTTCGCCGTAGAGCTGGTCTCTTCTGGCTTGCTGGGCGAGATCAAACGCTTGCCGCCGCGCAGATGCACCCGCTCCCAGACTCGCTAAAGCTCCCGCTGACTCTTGCCTAGCTTGCTCGTTTAGCCGCGTGAAGTCACTCATAGCCTTGGCCTCTGCGCCCTCTTGACCCTCCTGCATAAGCTTTAGGGCCAGTGCTGGATTTACTCCTCGCGTAGAACCTATCCCAGCAGCCTTTTTCTTCAGGAGTTCATTAAGTGCTAACTGGAACTGCTTCTTTCCCTGCGGATTTTCCCCGGACATAACGCCTTCATGATAGTCAGTGGCTAATCCAAGCTGCTTTTGACCCGCATCACCCGGCTCATCCTGTCTTCCCTTAAAGTACTTCCATAACGCTCCCGCTCCCAGAATAGCCGGGATTGCATAGGGAGCCGCAGCACCAAGTCCAGCCATTAGGCCAGTCGATCCTAATGCTCCACTAGCGCCAGCCATTCCCAGCGCAGGAGCAGCTAACTTAAAACCCTCCGCTGTTCCACTCAAAGCGCCCATAAACCCACTTCCCTGCCCTCCACCTTGCGGTGGGCCGTACTGATCCTGTGGGCCTCTCAGGGTAAAATCTCTCGCGTCTCCGAACCTTAATGCGCCTTCTGCCATAACAATCTCCTATACAGTCTTTCTTTCAGGAAGTTTAAACTGACCTTTCTTAACACCAATATACAACGTAACGTTCTTTAAGCTAAAATTTGTGGCTATATTGGGGTTATAGACTCCCGATATCTCAGCCTTGTCTTTTATGCTTAACTTAATACTTTCGCACTTTTGAATCCGTGGCTTATGCCTCCACTGGTAAACATCGTCACCGGGCCATCCGTAAGGGCCGCATAGTGGATCTCCATAGGCACCGCAAGCAGGATCGCCATAAACATGAAGCTTAAAGATATCCGCTCCGTCTACCGTAAAAGTCTCAACAGGATCTACATCGTAATCCCTGTAAAGGGAGACATCCACATCATGCGCGTCCGTCTGCTCACCCAAAATACTCAGCCAGTTACAGCGCTGAAATCCCTTAATCCCGGCCAGTTTAATCCACGCAGTCTCTACGTCCAGAAAAATAGGCTCTGTAATGTCGAGATAGGAGGTTCTATCCTGAACCCAGATCCCCTTAGAATCATCAACTCTAGCCATTACAAACTTGTCTTTCCAGACCGTCGAATCTACTGAAGTATGATTGGTGAATCTTGACCACTGTTGAAACCAGTAGTTGTACACAAGTGCCTCACCGTTTTCCAAGATAAACCTTACCTCGTTGTCCACGCCTAAATTGGTTGCGTGAACAATCTCTAGATCATTACTGTCTTCTATGGGCGCGCCGATATACTTGAATACCAGACTACGGTCTAAGAGGTAAATACCTCCATCGGTTCCCCGGAAAATAATTCCATAGATGGTATTGATAATCGCCTTGTCGGTGACTGCGCCGTGACTGCTGGAGATGAGAGTCGGCCTACTGTAGTTTGAGTTGGCTCCTGTGTCGGCTGGCCCTTCCCCGTACATCCGGTAAACCTTATCCTCTTTAAAGATAATCAGATTTCCATCCAGAGAATTAAGTCCGGTAATCGACCCTCCCTCTGGAGGAACGTCTATGGTGAGAAGCTCCGAAAACTCCACGCTAGTATTGGGTCTTTTTATTTTCGAGTAGTAAATTACATTGGGATTATCCAACCCGGAACCGAAGATTCTCCCATCATGCTCCGTCATTACATTCATTGAGGGAGGGGAAACATTAGAAAGCACACCACCAGTGGTGTAAAGAATCTCATTACCAATAATGTTGGGATCGGATAATACGTCTACGAAGTCTAAATTCTCGCCCAAGACATTGGGGTTCATGTGTCGATTGTCTTCATCGTCATCCGCAGGAGCAACCGGATAGACAGGAGGAGTTAAGCGACTGACCCGATAGTAAACATCTCCCGCGTCCTCTGTTCTGTAGACTGCAACAGAAACATCATGCGCGTTCTTTCCGGTCACAATGGGTGCCAGTACATTTAGATCTGTTCCCGTACCTCCTGTAGGATCTGTATCTGTCACGACAAAGGCCGAAGGCTCTGAGCGATGAAGATTTCCATTATCATCAATCCACTCATAGACCGCTCTGTATTTCCATCGAGTGCCACCTTCATTAGAAATGCTCGTGATAACCGGGGGAAGGTGAAAGTTATTTTCTACAATTACGTTGTTATCGAAAAGAGCCAGATAACCACCATTCATGTAGAGATCTGAGGAAAAACTAAGAAAGTCGGGGGAAACCCCATCCGCTAAACTCATCGACAGTTCTCTTACGCGACCATCTCCAGAGATCTCGCCATCTTCGACCTGCGCCTGAATGCGCTCAATGGTGGATATCTGCGTAGTGTCATATGGCCCATTGGTGACAGACTGAGAAACTAGCGGAGAATTGCGCGGCGAAGACCACATAAAAGTTGGAACAACAGCGGAGATATCATATGGCCCCGGAAACGCACCCGTCATCAGATCCCATCTGGAGTTATATGGCTCATCCCCTGCAATCTGATTGAAGAACACTCCCCACTGCTCTTCCCCCGCAGCACCTGAAGAGTATTTACAGATAACATTTTTTTGACTTCCTTGTGCGTAGATAAAATTAGTTTGAAGGCCAGTCGGGGTTGGCGTTACTCCAATGGCCAGACCATAGGTCTCTTGGTCTGTGGTTCCGGTTGGATCTTTATAGTAGATAAAGGGATTTGTAATGGCTGCTACTTTTTGCGGAAGTTGCAACTCTGATTCCGACCAACCGGGATCTGTAGGAAGTCCACCAACCGCTGCGGCAGTAAGCTCGTAAATTTTAAGAACATTGGTGACCGTGTAAATGTTGGTGTGAGTGGTTCCAATGATATTATTCTCAGTTAAAGGATTATAATCCGACCAAGGTTGAACCGCAGTGTCTAAATCAGGAACCGCAACGTTTTGTGCAGGGCCAAGCTGAATAGCGCCGGAAGGGGTGATGTCATAGATGCTAAAGTAAGCCTCATTATTAGGTGGGCCTAAAACCCACTTCCAATGCCAGACCCTCCATCGGGTCAGTGCTGCCGCATCGCTGTTCTGGCCTACGCAAATAAAGTTTTGCTCTTCCCCGGCAGTGTAGGGAAACGGCCCACTTCCAGAATCCAATATATCTTGATGATCGGCAATTACCGAAGTGCTGACCCTGACAGTGTAGAGGCGAGTTAACCATATCGCGGAAAGAGCAACCACAATGTAATCGTCTTGGGTGGGTTGGCCCAGTGCGGTTTTGGGAACCTTTACATCGTAAGAGCAATAGGAATGATCGTTAAACGGAGCGCCACCGCCAGCGTGGTGAGGAAAATTATTGTAATCCCCAACATCAAAGCGAATGAGATAATCATTACCACCACCCTGAGTAATAAGCTGATAGGTCACTAAGCTAAGGCCAAACATGACCAGCTCTGGATACTCATTAACCCCTGTGCCGGGGGTGAGGGAAGCGGGTTCTCTCACCGGAGGAACAACAGTTCCACCAGCAGCCCCTACGTAATTATTGTATCGGTCACGAACTGCAAAAATAAAGAACTTACCATCCTTCTCTACTACCATTGGCTCCGTGTACTGTCGTGCAAACAGTGCGCCCCCAACCGCTACATCGGCATAGCGACCACCCACTAATTCCAGATTAATGTCATACGTCATAAAAAGAGTTGTGTTGGATGATTTATCAATCACCTTATATCCGACTGCGTGAGAGGCACCCTCAAACACGACCACCTTAATGTCATCGTTCTCTGCGGATGCACTGCGAATGATGTCATAATCGCAGCCTACAAGGTCATCCTTATCGAGCGCACAGGCACGATAAAATCCATCTGATTCTGTCCAGATATCTCTGGCTTCATTATAGGCAAGAACTTGCGTAGCCTCAGAAGCAGTAAGCTGACCGTTATGATCGTGAACCCCAATGACTCCCTGCAAGGGACGAATGGGCGTTGACCCTCCGGGGTCTAGGACTTCCTTGGAAAGAACTTCATAGCCGTCTCGCTTATCAACGCGACCAGCTTGATTATAGACTCCGTTCTTTACCTTAAGAACAGATCCATCAGCCAATAGATCGGGATCAACAGCTTCACTAAGACCTTTTCCAAAGTCATAGGATATGTTCTGCTTCTCTAATGCCATCCCACTTCCTAGTCTGGTGATCCACTATCCGGCCAACCTGCATTACCTTCATATACGGCGGGATCGAAAGACGCGCCGAATGGACTTCCTATTACGGTAAAACAAAAATCCCCCCCTGTGGGAACTGGGTTAGGCCCGTTCATGTCCCACCCAAGCACCCTGAGACCAACCGCTTCTCCCGGAGCGCCTAAAACCCACTCAACAGTAAACTGCGGTGGCATAACTGCTACGGGAGCTGCACCGTGAACGCCAGTTCCCTGAACAGTTACTGTAGAGCTAATAGAGACAGAAATATCAAATATAATATTATACTCATTTGCCACATTACATCGACTACCTAATAGATCGATGCTTCCTAGAAATTGACCATAAAATGGAACCCATACCGTGGGTGCCGTACCTAGCCTCTGGACATTCCAGTGTCTAACATCAACTTGCCCAGTCCCTATACCTCCTGTCCATCCTTTAACATGACCCTGAGCCACTACAGCATTTAGGGCATGACGAGCAGTTAATTCATAAGCATTCGCCGTCCACTTGGCATCGGGTGGTAAAGTTGTGGGGCTACTCGCCATCAAGTCGTGCGGCTTGGTAACAGGAACAGTATGAAAACTCTTGGCTGTTACTACATTTCTCCAAGATGAAGATCTTCTATTAGTAGCAAGAAAGGGAGAAGGCCCGACAGAAGGAGTCCAGAAGGTAGTTCCTAGATCCATTCCAGCCCAAGGCGCACCAAGGTTTAGGGGATTTGTGTAGGCTCCAAAACAAGGGGTCTGGGAGTGCATAGCTCCATCAGAAAGAAAGTTCATCTGAGAAACTGTTCCGGCGGTCTGAGCATTGTTGGCTGCGGTAGCTATAATAAACCCTTGTCCCGCGACCGCTCCCCCTGCATCGTTATGATCCTTTCCTCCCTCAACCTTGAAATACAGTTGAGTGTTTGGCCCCGCTGGAGCTGCACCTGATTGATCCATTAAATCCTCAACCGAAAAGATGGTTGTTCCATTTCCTGTCAGAGGCGCGGTAGATCCTATGAGTCCAGTTACATAGTGGCGTGGACCAAGCGCAGTCTGCGCGGTGGTTACCTGACCCGATATGTTGGTGGTAGCTGTTGTGGTGGTTATCGCTGGTGGCGTAGTGTAATTTCCCAGCCACAAATACTGACCCGCATCAGGCCCAATAATCATGCTGGTGGCACCCACACCAATCATATACGAAACAGAGCCCGCTTGGGACAGATAAAAGGAAGGTGCAGTCCCCGGCCCCGGAGATAGCTGGGGATAGGTATCAGAGTTTACGAATGTATTGGGATGCTCAACAAACCAAAGCATAGGGTTGGTCTTTAATGCGCTATCTGCGCGGCACACCGTACGAGCTGAGAGAAGATCTATCTGGGACATATTCCCGGCATTCTGGTTCGCCCCAGTAAGGGTTACAAGCCCGGATGTTCCCGCAGCCGGATTCCCCCCCGCATCAACCGTAACCGTATTGGTGTTCGATTTTAAGGTTAGCGTTCCAAGGGGATGAGCATCATCAGCCTCAATCTCTAAATTGTTGTTGTTGCAAAATACTCGAACATCACCGGGAGTGGAGTTATGAACTTCAATGTCACCACCCTTTGCATCCAGCTCTATGTCTCCAACAGTAGACTGGATCAAAGAAGTGTCCCGCGCTATGTAAGATCCACTTCCACCCGTAGCCGTCATGACGATATTGGTTGCCGCTGTTCCGGTTATTTCTACGCTTGAGGTGAGTGCCAAGCTTCCAGTGTCGTTGTTTAGGGTAGCTGCATACATGTTGGCGTAAGCGCCAGCAGTATCGTCCTTGAAGGTGAACTTCGTCCCGGCGGTCTCATACATTGCCCAACCCTTGGCTGCGACAAACGCATCATAATCCACCTGAAAGCCGTACTGCTTCCCAGAACCAACCGGGCCACCGCCCGAAGTAAGCTGAATGAGAGTACCAGCACCATCCCTATACCAGAGATCCATCAGGTCAGTCATTACGGTTAAAGTGTCAGGATCGAATCCGGCGGGAACTCCGGGAGTGGTTAGCTGATTAAGTCGAATAGAGCGCAAGTTTACAGAGCGATTATAATCCCCAAAGGTGGGACTGGTGGGATCGATATCTTGAAAGTTTAAATCCCCGTTTACGTTGATTCCAACAAGACCAGAAGTCTTAACGAAGAGACCTTTTCCTGCGCTATGATCATGCTCTTCAATATTGGGAGAAAGAGCAGTGTTGAGCAGTGTTGCCCAAGCTGTTCCAGCGGTAACTCCGACTACTGGTAAAACTAATCCCATCGAACCCATAATAATCTCCTAAAAAACCCAGAGTGAAACAGTGGCTATCGCGCCAGCCGTTCCCATCCCCCGAAGTGGTATGCTTAAAGTTTTGTTGGCTTGCACACTATCATCATAATACGCAGAGTACAGCGTTCCTGTGGTGGGGGTGTTGTTTACTATGATGAAGCCTTTCCACGCCCGACCAAGGGTATGAGATACCTTGACTGGCTGCGCCTCCTTAAGAACTACCTCCGTAAGCAAGACCCCTTGAGCTATCTCTGAAGAAAAAGCCTGTCTGGAAACAGATTCTAAGTTGGACTGCATTTGTTGCAGATCAAAGTCGGAGGATTGTTGTCGCTGGAAAAACGCCATTACCACCACCACTCTGACTGAGCCGTGTTGACGTAAGAAATCCGGTCTGGGTTCCCAACGTCTCTGTTCTTTGCCACATCGTTAATTCTTTTTAGCTGCATAAGCTTTTCTTGCATCAGAGGCTGCGTATCGCTCTCCTCTTTTTGCAAACACTTGATCGCCGCAGTAATGACTGCGTACTCCTCCCATCCATTATTAAGGTAGGGAAGGAAGTTATTAATTTGATCTGCGGGTAAAGTCATCGGGGTGTATTGGGGTATATACCAAATACTCACGGTTCCACCGATTCCTGTAGCCGGGAAAAAGTATACTGTGTTTCCACGCACCGAATAACGGTAAGGGGTAACAGTCACATCCCAAGGCGCGTTAGGCATTGTCCAGAAGTTTCTCTCGCTGAACATGAAACGCTTTAACGCAATCTGTCGGCTACCCACGTTTAAGTCGATGCCAAGGATCTTCATGAAGTTGTTTATTCCAAAATCCGTCACAATGTCATAGGCGGTTTGCCCACCAGTTAGATTCTGGTTAGGTTGCTCCTGTACGACATACTCCTCATACTCAGTAATGAATAAATCGTTTAACTCCGACAGTCCATCGTTAAGGTAGGTATCAATTTCAGCATCAGAAACAAAGAGGGTGTTTTGCATATCGGCTCGTTGACGAACCCGATCTCTCATCTGTAATAGCGTGGTGGTGTTAGCCATTCTTCCCTCCGTTTATAAGGGGGGCTTTCGCCCCCCTTGAGTTCTTACTGAACTGTGGAGTTCCGAAGAACCAATGTAAAATAAACTATATCATTTAAAGCAAACGCAGCAAGGTTTCCTGCTGTGTCTACGTTTTGTAAAATAACTACTTTAGTGTTTGTTACATCCTCAGACCGTACCGATTGATGATGATCGATATCTGCCTGAAGGCTGTTACAGGTAATGGACAGACAGCCCACATAGCTGTCCTGAAGAGTAAGCTCTAAATGCCCACTCGTTCCATCACTGTTTGGGGTAAACCCAATTCCTTGATTCGTTGTCCAAACGGCATCACCAGCACCGCCTCCTGACTCAGCAGTAGTACACTCCACTTGTCCAGAAATTACTTTAACCTCTTTATTTAAGGCTTGAACATTATCAAAAGTTCTATTCGCCATTATCTTCTCCTTACGCGGAAGGGGGAGCGTCTCCACTCCCCCTAGTAATTAATCTATAAGGCTACGCGGCAGTTCCAGCCGGGAGCATTACAAGCAACATTTGCATAATATCCAATTCTAACTTCAACAGCATCAGCCGCAGCCATACGAAGCATACGGTTGCCGTCTTGCATTAAGATCTTAGGTGCGCCACCAATACTATTGAGGCTCCAAGTATCTAATTGCAACAAGTACGCTGCATCATCTGGACAGTTAAGGTCTGGGATAACTTTCATTGTTCCATAAGGTGCATGAAGTTCCAGAGCGCGGAAACCAACTCCGGCTGGGCCTTCAACATCTACATAGATAACCTTAGATCCAAGAGACTTAACCAAATCCGAAAAGTTGGAAAAGCTCATGAAGCAATGATCTGGTCTACCACCTTCACGCCCGATTAAAGACGCACCGCCGATAAGAGCTTCCTCTAGCGGCATTGCAGCACCGTTAAAACGCACACCACCCAAACGAGTTGGATCAGTTGTGCGGTCAACCCCAAACAAAGTACCGGGGATAGCACCAGTACCGGGAGTTGCAGATGGAACCCAAGCATCAACACCTGATACTTTGAGACCAGCAGCAGCGCCGTTCTGTGCGTCACCAAGGACTTGAATAAAGTCACCACCAGCAGCACCATTAAACAGACCATTCCAGTTGGTTGCTACTCCAAGAGCATTACCAACGCGGATGGTTCCTGCGTCACGATCTACTTCTAAAACAACAGCGGTATTCTCTAAACCACCACCACTATGCACTACACCAGCAGCCAGCGCACTAGAAGTTAACGCCATACCCACTTCAAAGTGAGTAATGTTTTCTGCGTTAGCTAAAGCAATAGTTGGACTACCAAGAGGAGCAGCCGCAGCTACCTGACCAATGGTTCCCGTACCGTCCCTATACATAGCTACGGCAAGTGAACGCGCACACGAATGTAACGCACCATCAATTTCAGTAGTTGACGCTCTCATAAAAGCATCCGCATTAGAAGCTGAAGCATCGATCATCTGGCCGCTGATTTGAGCGATAGAGTAATCTGTGATCCGGCTAATAAAGAATTGCTGAATTTTACTAGATTGATATGCCAAGGAGTTCGCACCCGTAATAGATGTCGGGTTTTGAGCCTGAGCAAAAGTTGCACTACGATTCTGGGGGTTTCCGTTAATGACCGGAATGGGCATTCCCTCACCACCAAATTTCTCGTACTTGTCGATAAGTGCAAGCAAAGGGTTATTTTTGTAAACAAGGTTTTTTACAACCAAGGGTTTGTAATGTTCTTTCAGAGCTGCCTGAAAGGACGTAAAGTCTAATGCCATTTTTTTCTCCTAAAGCTAGAGGAGATATTCCTATCCCCTACTCAGTAAATTGTAAAAGTCTGGCCGCTCTTGAGATTCGTTCTCGCTTATCCATCTTAAGGACGTCTTCTTCCTTTTCGACAGACGGCTGCGCGGTCATACTGTTAGTGAGGGTCTTAGGAGCTTCTGCAATGACTTTACCGTTCCCCTTGGTCTTTACGACCTGCTGTGGGGAGTCATCCGTTTGACGTTTCTCATATCCAAACTCATTGGCAAGCGCCTCTGAGGAGTAGAACCGTTTGGCTACACTCCGCAGATTTTTCGTAACGAGTTTGCAAGCGTCTGCGACATCAAGCTGCTGTCCTGTGTCTTTGTAAAAATCTTCTGCTTCCCGCAATACACTCTCGTATGAATCTGTATGTTTGATGAGTTCATAGTTACTATTATTATCAACAAAGTCTTTGATTTGTCCAATAAAATAGTTCTGTTGGCTTTCACGCTCTTTTGCATCTAGTCGAGTAGCTAATTCTTGATTTTGCTGCTCTAGTAAATTAAGGCGTTGTTCTTGTAAAGATAAATGATGTTCAGCGGTTGGCTGCTCTCCTACATTAAGTCTTTGTTGCGCTAGATCTTCAAACTTTAAACCGCTCTCTTTAATAAACTCTAAAGGATTATCCCTTTTGAGCTTTTCGAGTTTTTCATATTCACTAACTTTAGTACGGTATTCATCCAACTCATTTGTTTCAGTGAGTCTAGACTTCTCCTCTTTAGCCTTAGCTCTAAATTCTGACAGCCTTGTTTCTAGCTCTTCTGCTGTTTCCTCTGCCTTGGCTTCGACTTCAGTGGTTTCCCCTTCCGTCTCCGCTACTTCTTCTTCCGGCGCAGCTTCTACCTGCGTTTCCGGCTCTGGTGCTTTAGACGTTCCTCCTGGACTCTGACTGTAATCGGGGATTAAGTCATTGTCCTGCACCTCAAAGCTATCGGGCATCACATAGGCATCTTGTTCTATTACTTCTTCTTGAGCTTCCACTTCTTGCTGTGGCGCGTCTTGTACTTCTGCTTCAGACATTTTTTACTCCTTGTTAATTAATTGCTGTTACGCAGCGCCACCAAGCTGTTCTGCTGTAGGTGGTTGCGTAGCCATTGCTAAATCATTCGGGCTTAGACTGGCTCCTTGCTCTAGTGCTGCCGCTTCTGCTTCTGGCGCAAGTGCTGGCCCCATTGCTTGGGGTTGTGGCATTGCTTCAGGAGGAGGTGCCAAAAGAGCCATTGCATCAGAAATGAATCGTCTACATAAATCTAAACGATCGTCTGGTGCGCCTTCTGTTTTGGCCTTCAAATAAGCGGAGTTAATTGTTTTTATTGCCAAAGGCAAGTTAGTGAACGGCTCCGGGGAGACGTACACGCCTTTATCGATAAGAAGCTCGATAATCATGTTGATATCGTTGCGCTCTGCGTTCAGGAGATCTTGAACTTCCTTCAAGTCTGGGAACTGTAACAAAGACAGTCCATCCTCCCGGCTTATTAGGCCAGCAGTCATCATCTCCTGAATGGTCTGTAACCTTCCGGCTGGAGTAGCTGGAAGCATTGAGACAGGCCACATCTGCATAACGTACTTATCCTCATCAAGATCGATATCCTTCCAGTCGATTTGCTCAACCAAGGCCCGATTAAACGATCGCACCTTAAATGCTCCCGTCTTCATGTAGATATCCCGCGCCAACTCAATCATTATCTTGGCTGCTTCCATATACATATGCTCGTGGTCTTTGGCGTAGCTCATAAATCGCTCAGACTCGATATCGTGGTACTCCCGCAAAGCTCGTCCGGAGTCTATTCCTGACGGCTTCTTGGCTGAAGCACTGAGTTGAGATATTCCCACAATCTCGTAAGCTCTCTGGTAGAGTCTGTCGAGGTGCGTGAACATTTCAGGCCCGACCGCTTGAGCAGTCCGGTACTCTGGCATTGTCCCAGAATAGGTAATAATACCCCCAATCTCGTTATTTAGATGGCTCTTAGAGACCTTTGACCCGGCCTCCACGAACACTTTAGGCACTGAAACTAAGTCCATTGCGACCCTAATTGTGTTCAAAAGGCGATTTATCTGGATCTGAAGACCCGTAAGTTGCTCCGCAATCCCTTGGCCGAAATAGCCCAGAGACCTGTTGCTCCACTCCAGCTTCACGAAAGGAAAGTACGGCTTGTTATAATTCTCGTCGAGAAGGATGGTGTTATCGATGCTGATAACCCTCCTCCCGTCATTACTGTCTGTTGAGCTAGGCAAATGCCACGCCTCAATGACGGCTACTTGATCTGAAGACTTAGCCAAGTCATAACCCTCGTTCAGGGTCTCCTCCCAGTCCTCATCTCTCGCCGCTTGCCGAATGAACTTTTCCTTATCGGGAAATTGGGCAATTAAGACCTCCCGCGTAACAACCTTCCTCTGGAACATTTGACGCGGTGCGTTGAACAGGGCTTCCCGGTCATCGACCAAAATCTCTTCTGGGAATACCCTCTCGCATTTGATCTTTCCCTCTTCTTCAAAGATCTTCATGAATCCCGTTCCAAAGATGCATGAGTCTCTGGCTACGGCATCACCTTCCTTGTAGATGTTGGTTTCGTAGAACATTCCCTGAATGAAGCGATTAAGCAGCTTCGCTTTACGCTGCATAGAAAAATCCCCACCAGAAGTTAAGAAAGTCGCTCTTGGTCTGTTTTTGATGATCTTAGATACGACTGTGGAGATCATCGAGTGGACGATATTCAGGGTAACCTTGTTCGCAGCCTCTCCGGGTGCAGAAGTAGGTACACGCGCATACCATCCTCCGCTCAGGCCAACGAGGGGAGAGTTACCGTATAGGCGCAGGTTACGCAGGTTCGCTTGCGTCCGGTAGGACTGGGCCTCCCGTATAAAGTTGACCGTATCAAAGATTACAGAGAAAACACGCTTTTTAGACGTTTTCCACCAAAACGCATCTGGGTCTGTTGTATATTTTGCCATTTAATTCTCCTATTCGGCTGAGTAGAAAAGTAGATCGTCATCACTTAACTTTTTTGAGTCACCTACTATTAAATCATCGAGATCTTCATGTCGAATCATTTTCTCTGGTAAAAATCTAACCTTAACATCAAAACCGTCTCGACTAAATTCAAACTCCTGCACTCCGCTCTCTTTCATCATATCTACAAACTGTTTTAATTCATTTGGGTTCATTGTAAATTCTCCGTTTCCCACCATTCATCTTCGTTTTCAACCTTCTCAAGCCTCTGTAATTCTTCTTCTTCCATCTTCTTGCATTCATCAGTGAACCACTGGCTCGTCCCGTATTTTGGCGGTCTTATCAATTCTTCACTACAATAGTGTCTTGACTCACGCCAAGCATAAAGAAAGGCATCAGACAAATGGTTCTCACAGCGTTCGCTTTCCTTCTGGCGTTTTTCATCCCACTGCAAGAGCCTCCACTCATCTTCCAGACCGCTTCCGCGAGGCAGCTTAATGAATCCGGAGGCCAGATCAGAGTTAAGAAGCTCAATGTAAGCGAATTTGTCATATTTGCTTGCGGCAGTGATGGGAAGTTGGTAGCGGATGCGAAACTCCTCCGCAATGCTCTTGCCAAGGCCGCCCGTATCGACAACGATTTTGATAAATTCATAAATGTTCGTGAGTTGACGAATATGCTGCGCGATTTCTGTAGGTATCATATGGCTGGCCTTAAATTCATCGACCAGATAGAGAAAGGGAAGGTCTCGACTGAATGCTACGACAGTGAATGCCGTTGCATCCTCGAAACCCAAGTCAACACCCAGAATGTACTCAAAGTCGAAATCGTCAATGGGGAGGGTTTCGTAAATGTTCTTGTCTTCAAAAATTCGATAGACAAGAGAATCTGCGCTGCGAACCCACTTGCCGCGCCACTCCCGGAGAAAGACCGGATGGTCATCTCCCCACCCCCGCCGGGCCATCCGTTGATCTAGCCAGTCCCCTGCGTGAGGGATATGGGGATTCTCCATAATCGTCCAAGCGTGATTAGAGTAATCGCTGTCCTCCATTGTGGTCATGCGGAAGAAGATCCCGGAGCAGTGTGCGTTCGGCGTTCCGATCATACACAAGGTTCCATCGCAATCGATGAGGGTAGGCTCTAGGGCTTCTTCGACCAGCTCATCCATATGTCGGCCAAAAGACGCACACTCATCAAGAACAACGAGACGAAAAGCAGATCCTCTAAGTTTATCGACATCAGCTTGGTCATTAGCTCCTGTTAAATAGATTACGCTTTCGTTCGGAAAGGTGCAAAAAAGTTCTGAATTATTGAAGTGGAGACCCAGAGAATACTGGGCACTAAGCTGCTTAAGCTTGGGCCACATAACCCGCTTGGCGTTGGAGCGGGTCAGGGCAATATAGGCGGCTTCAGAGCCGGGATGCTCTACCATTTCTTTTAATAAATATACTGCTGCTGCATGAGTCTTCCCGGCTCGTCTTGAACACAGTGCAGTCTTCAATTTAGACGGATCTGCTATAAAGTCAATTTGCTCTTGAAAACAATCCTTAAAAAACTGGGTAGACCTCTCAGTGTGGCGGGTGTCCTTGCCTATGGGCGGGAGATCCCCGAAGCGTTTAGTATATTCTTTTAAGACCGTTCTGGCCTTAAGAACATTCATATTGCTAGTTGTCTTCTTTGTATTTTTTGCCATCTTCTGGTGTCTTTATCGGAACATAGACTGGGCCATCTTCCCAGCGAAAAAATTTATCCCACGGAAGCTCTACTCTTCTTTTTGGTTCCCCTACTTCCCTTACTCGCTGTAATCGCTTTCTTCGCATTTGGATCTTGACCTCCAAATTCCACTATAGCGGGTTCATGCACCGTTTCAAAAAAAGATACGTTAGAAAGCGGAGCTACAGTAGTCACATTCTCGCTATGAATGAAAATAAAATTCTCGTGGAGCTTTATATAGGAAATGGGAGGGTTGGCACTGTTAACCCGAATAAATGTCTCCGGGCGCTTGGCCGATACAGCCACTGGCTCAAAAAATCGTACTGTCTTTAAACTAATCATTAGTCACCTCCATTTGAATGTTGTGTAAAACGTAGGGGTTGTATAACACCTTTTTACCCCCAATCCTCAAGGGCTTTGCAGCAAAAAAATGCGAGGCCACTACTTCCTTCTCCGGCTCCCACCCCAACTGCTCTAAAAGCATTTTGCCAATCCCAAACCCCCGAAACTTTTTCTTCACGTACGCATAATGCACCAGCGGCCACTCGTGTTCCTCCCCGCAAATAAATCCGTACATCACGCTTAAGTCTGTAGCGTCACATGCCACGTATACATCAGCTTGCGTAATAAGCTTATCGATTATTCGTCTATGGTTGGAAAAAAAGATCGCCTTGGGGATTCCCGCAGCGAAGGCAGAATGACAATGCTGGTGAAGCCACGAACTATATACAAAAGGGATATCTGGCTGAATGGCTTCCCTAATCCTTATGGGAAGTTCTTCCTTCTCGCCTTGTGGGTTACTCGCCATTGCCGAACAACTTTGTTAGGGCGTTCATGACGCGCTCTTTCCAATTCCTAAGTATCTGATACATCTTATACCTCCTAAATGAGATCACCTTTACTCCCGGTCTCTTGAACAGGAAGATACTGGTTGACGGGTGCGTGGCCCTCCGCTTGGGCTTAGACCCCACCACTCGCCTCCGGCGAAGGCTGGCGAGGGACAGAATCCCAAAGCAAATGCCAGACCTCTTGGTTGAGCCTCCAGAATAAAATCATCGCCTTCGTGGCACTTTCGGTTAAATGCTCGTTATGGAGCTTCACTGTTTCTTCCGCTATCGCCATATCCCCGTAACCAATGCCTTCCCAAAGAATGTGCCAGACCTCATGCAAGAAGCTTTGCCTAGCACATTCATCGGTGAGTGTTCCATCAATCGTCAGTTCCTGAGTCTCAAAATCGACATGAGCAAAACATCTGTTGTCTTCCCCGTCCATTACTGGGTGTTCGATTAAGATATCAAAGACTGCCCAACCTGCATTTACTTGCATATCGGTTTTCCGTAGCTGCTGGAAAAAATCACTCATCTCCTTCTTCGGCCTTCATCAAATGAAGAGCCTTTTTAACTTCGCCTCGTAACTCGTTGTCACTCAGGCGGTCTATGCGAGTCCTCTTCTCCATATCCCCCTCCAGAGTGGCGAGAGTTCTGAGAAGATTCCCCATCCGCATGAAATGCTTTGAGTCATCAGGGCGAAGAGTAGATAGAGTCCCAGAAGCCTGTCCGATCAGCTTGGCTATTTCAAGCTGGCATATGGACATAGCATCCGCAACGAGAGTCTGCGTGTTGGGCAGAATACGCAATGCACTAACCTGCTCCTTCGCAGCCTTCAAAAAACCATCCGATTCCTTCCTCTCCTGCCTACGCAGGTCTGAGGCTTCAAATACCGGACGGTCTTCAAGCGGCGTTAATTTGTTCTGGGTTTTCTTCTTTATCTTCACTTACTGGCTCCAATTGAGATACTACCATCATTCCGATTTCCAGCCCATCAATCTGAGTTTTGAGCTGCGTCTTCTGAGACTGAAGATTCATAAGCTGCTGCTCTACATGACCTAATTGAGTACATAATTCTGTGTACTTCTGCCTTATCTGTTCTTGTTCCTCTGACATAAAATTCTCCTTTATGGGTAACTAAAAAAAAGACCCACCCCAGTTTTGAGGAGGCCCGTAAAAAATATTAGTGACTGGTATGAGTGCGTATTCAAGAGTTGGAGGGGGGTGTAAGGGGATGTGCGTAAATTCTTACATTTCCCTACATATCCTACATCTCCATACACGCACCTACATCTACCACCTTTGTCTACATTTCCATACATGTCCCACACTTCCCTACTTGTGGGGGAATGTAGGTGGATGTATGATTTATCCCACCTATCCATACATGTAAGTATATTCCCTACATGTATAGCAATGTATTCCAATGTATTCAGGTGTCGTTGGATGTAGTTTGATGTAAGTTTATGTCGTATAAGGTGCGATAAGGTGAGTAATCGTAGGTATAAGTAGGTATATGTACTAAAATATCCCATTATTACCTACAATTCCCTACATTCTCGCCTTGGAACCTACATTGGTTCCCTATTCCCTACATAAACATACTTTGCCTACAGGGTGAGACAAGGCTTACACAAACTTACAGTGGAGGTCAAGTAGGCAAAGGTACGAGCGCCTCTCAGATCGCAACCTCGTGCGTTAGAATCAATTTATAAAAAAGAGATGCTTTGCCATTCATCCCATTTTAAAACGCCTCAGAAGCCATTCTCAGCGTGTGTGCAAGGTAGGATAAAGTGCGAGTACAACACACATCAAAAAGGCTCTTTTTAGGCTTGACTCTAGTTTTAATCTGGCAGCGTGTAGGTTTCTATCCTACCTCTAACTACATGATATCATTGTTCTTTCTTGTGCTTTTATCTTGACTGGTTATAGGAAGCCCTATATGCTCTTTATGTGGTTACTTATGACCATCAAAACAAGGATGATTTACATGATAGAGCTGACAAAAGAAGCAATCAATGCAGGTTCGGCCATAAAGCGCCAAGCCACACACCTAACCGACAACGCCCCAGCTTGTGAGCGATGCGAATCCACTTGCTGCGGATACGCAATCAAAGAGCGCCCAAATCCAATGGGAAGACAAGTATGGTACTTTGTGTGCTGGGCTTGTCACACAATCGGAACTTTGACGTTGTTAGAGGAAGATTTAGCAGAATACGATCGGGCAGTGGAAAAGGGCTGGGTTGATGGCAATTTGACCCACGATCCCCATATTGGCGATCTTAAAAAGATTCACCATCGATGGACGAAGCGCAATGACGAACCCGTAATGACTCACATTTAACCAACTACTAAAACAGGATGAAAACAATGAGCCAGATCATACTTAAAAAGAAAAGCGCTTTCAATGGTGCCCCAATCAAAGTTGTGGCGCAATGCATCGAGCGTAAGTCAAAGAACATCAAAACAGGTGACATGCTGCAGATCGGGATCTTGCCCGACAGCCCTAAACATATCTTGGATATTATCGGTTGTGGGGACGATGAATCGGTCTGCGGATCGTGCCCATTGCGCCCTATCAATCGAGCCAAACTCAAGCTTGAAGATAAAGAAGGTTGCTATGTGAATCTGGCCAAGTCGATCAATAAGGTTCACAAGGTCACGCAAGGCATGCCAGAAGATCGTGATTTTGCTGCAATCGATAAGCAGGTAGCCAAAGGGCGTCCAGTCAGGCTGGGCAATTATGGCGAACCTTCGCTAATCGGCAAGCGTACAACCGATCGGTTGATCAAGAGCGCCCCAAATCCAGATCGTGCGCATACAGGCTATACGCACGCCTTTAAAGAAAGGTTTGCTCAATGGTCAAAGGCTTATCTTATGGCTTCAGTCGATGTATCCAGCGATAGTCTCCAGATCGCCCGATCGTTATGGTCAAAGGACTGGCGAACGTTTCGCTTGATTAGATCGGTAGAAGATATCGATCCACAAAACGAGATCTTATGCCCAGCCTCAAAGGAAGGCGGGAACAAGTCAACGTGTGCAAAATGTTTGCTTTGTAATGGCAAGCGCAGTTCAACCGATCGTCGTAAGTCAATTGCGATCGTTCAACACAAATAGAATGGAAGGCTAAGTTAACAAAACAGGGTCAGTCGAAAGGCTGGCCCACTAAAAAAGGATGATGAAAATGTTTAGTCAGAAGATTGCAGAGTTCAAAGCTGCCCAAATCAAACCAGAAGACGGACAACCGAACACGCATATCAGGGGAGGCGGTGACGGTGAAGTGTACGGATACACCAACCGCCAGACCGCTTCAGATGATTATCGCTCTCTTAGCAACGAGAACGAAAAACTGGAGCGCCAGAACAAGAAGCTCAGTCAGGAAAACAAATGGCTAAAAGAATCAAGACCGCAGGAGACACTAGAGGAGACCATCACCGAAGTTCTGTGCGATCAATGGATCGACTATATGGACTCCAAGGGGAACAACCGCGATCACGACAATGGAATGTGTCCGGGGAATCTGGAGAAGGAGTTTATCGAGCTGATCACAGAGCTTAGACGCTTCTTTGAGGATCACCGGAAACCATCGCCTGACAGCTATAGCAGTCATGACTACACCAAGAGGGTAGTGATGACGGCATCGGCCAAGGCGCACAATAAGATTGGGATGGCTACTCTGGATCTCTCGCCTTTGCAGTGGGAGCTGATGATAGCAATCACCAAATACATAGAAGGGCACGTTATCGATGCCGATGATATCGTATACGTGGCAGAGAAAAGATAGAGCAGTGACAGGGGGAGCCTGACGGCTCCCCCACTAAAAAAAGGATGGGATAATGGAACAGTACAATAACATATTCAATCAATTTATCATTGAGCTATTAAAACAGACTCAGGAAAAGAAAACTAAAAAGACCAAGGAGGCGAAATAATGGCAAGACTCATATGGAGAGATCCCGATCCACTACCGGACTGCTGTAATGTTGTGAAAAAAATCACTCATATAGATCATGAGGAAGGCACTGCATACATTGAGTATGGTGATGGGTCAGAAGCGGAAATTTTTATTAGTGAATTATGGATAGAATACAAAAAGGAGAAAAACAATGACGGAAAATAATCACAGAATCAAAGTAGAGGGTGAGCTTGTCACCATCTTGGAACTACGTAAACCTTGGCGCATAGATGTACATGCGTCCCCTCATGCGGCGAAGCTGCTAAAGCTTGATAGGGAATGGGGTGCTTGGCAAGACCATCTGGGCGAAGAGTTCAGGGGAATCTTAGTTAAACACTTCCCGCAGATAGAGGACTCACTAGAGACCAAGCTAACAATAAGAGGACTCTGGCGCTTAGTGGATGCAGGAATGCACAAAGCTCGTGTGCAGTGGGTACACGGGCCGTGCGTTTCTGAGAGGGGGAACGGGAGAGTATGGCTAGACATTGATCGGGTGGCCGGAGTGCTAGAGCAGGATGTAATAACTAAATTTATCGAGTGGGAAGGCAACAGAGCATGAGCAGAGTATTTAGACAGAACGAACTAGAGGAAGAGCTAGAGTCTTTTGAACAGAGCTATTACGCAGAGATGGAGACCTTGAAGTGGACGGACGGGAAGGTGATGGACTTTGCAAGGATCTCTTGTGCGGGAGCATACGGAGACTATGAAGGATGCAATACTATGGACAAGAAGCTGGAAAAATTTAAGGAACTCCACAAGAGACAAGACCGCTTCAAGGAAGTGTACAAGGCAGACCCAGATGTAGAGCAGCTTAGTGGGACAGAGTACAGGGAAAGGTGCAGGGACAGGTGGATAGTGAATCGAAGAGAGATAGTCATGCACTCTTTGATAATCTGTCAGACGGCTATGATAGGACTTGGTGAAGCTATGGAAGCCCTAGGGCATCCGGTTGATGACTGTGCAGAGTTAGCTATGGCGCTCGACAGTCTAATCGAAGAGTACAAACTGCTATGATTAATGTGGTTTGTGTGCTTATTCTTCTAGCGATGTTATTGATAATTTTGCGTACTTAAGATATGAAAGTGACGGGGTAAGAACATGTTAACTCAATCATCCTTGAATCTATATCGGGCTTGCCCTCGTCGCTTTCGTTGGCGTTATGTAGACGGGTGGAGGGATACAGCCCTCTACCCAGAACTAGAAGTAGGAACTCTCGTTCACCTAGGACTGGAGTGGTTTTGGTCAGGTCACTCTTGGAGCGATACCAGGAGGAAGCTAATCAATGACAGGTCTGCATACTTCCACGCTAATGAGGGACTGGTACGATTTGCCCAGATACTCGCTTATGTGGAGGGTTACTTCCAGACCTATGACCTTGATGACTGGGAGACACTCGGCGTTGAAGAAGTCTTTAACATAGAGATCCAAGGCATTCCTTTTTCAGGGAAGTTAGACGCAAGAGCAAGACGCAAGAGTGACGGAAGGCAATTCCTAATCGAACACAAGACCAGTGGGAACCCCAACGAAAACTATTGGCGTAAGCTGGCTAATGGGATGGACGCTCAACTGGTTCTTTATTCAGAGGCGGTAAAGATCATGACCGGAGAAGAGTGTGGGATTCTTTACGATGTAATAGCCAAGCACAACTCTGGCCCAACCTATCGAATGGTAGACGGGAAAATACCCAAGCCGCGCAAGCGCAAGAAGGAGACCGACGAAGAGTTTAGCCAGCGCAAAGCCAACATGATGGAGACCCTTGAAGAGTACCAACAAAGACTCGCGCATAACTACATAAAAAGTGGAGCTAACTACCAAAGGAAAATAATAACTTGCACTGCCCAAGAGCATCAAAACGCTCTTGAGGACTTGCTATTTATAGCGCGTCAGGTAGAGGCCAGCAAGAAAGAGAATCGCTTCCCCCGGAGTTCAAGCAATTGCTGGAGCTATGGAAGGAACTGCGAATATTTTAACATTTGCACTGGAGCAGATACACCTGAAACGTCAGGGCATCTCAATAAGGAGACCGATCTACATCCAGAGCTAAACACAAAGGAGAAACTAGATGAGCCGTTTTGATATTAAGATGGTAAACGCTGATGTACCACCCCCAAGGCTATTGCTTTATGGAGACCCCGGAGTAGGTAAGACTACTTTCGCGTCTTCAGGGGTAGACCCTATCATCATCGCTACAGAATCAGGCGCACAGGGCTTAGACGTTTATCGTCTGCCTAACGAAGGCGTTTGTAATGACTGGGGCGAGTTGATTGAATGCGTGGATGTACTGGCAAGTGGTAAACATGACCGCAAGACGGTAGCAGTGGACACTGTTAACCAAGCCGTCACACTCTGCGAAGAGTACGTATGCAAGCGTGACTTTGGTGGAGTCTGGAATCCTACCAGAGGACAAGAGGGATTTAATAGCTATGGCAAAGGGAACTTTGCAGTGGCACAAGAAATAAAGAAATTACTGAACAGGCTAGACAAGCTCCAGAACCAAGGAGTTATGGTTATTCTATGCGCCCACACTGGACAGCATAAAGTGGCTAACGCTCTTGGGTCAGACTATACAGCTTTTGGTGCAGATGTACCGAAGCAGTCTTGGGCTGTTCTTTCTTCTTGGGCAGACCAGATAGCTCACGCAACGAGCGTAGTTAGAACGGTAAGCCGGGAAGGGGAGAAGACCAAAGCTATAAGTGGAGGGTCTGAGCGGTGGATGATCTTTGAGCCAGAGCCGGGACGGATTGTTAAATCCCGCGCAGGATATGAGATGCCGCCAAAAGTACTTTTTGATTATACTTCCTACAGTTCTGCTCTGAAGACAGATGTAGTGGGGGAGTTAATTCAAAGAGCGGTTGAGCTGTACCAGCAGGTAGCCAGTGATGACCAGAAGATTGTTGCAAATAAATTAGGACTACCAAAGAAGAAGGCATTCTCGCCTGAAGCTTTCAGTGGTCTTGGAAAACAGAAACTTGATTCATTAGTCAATTGGCTGATGAGCAAAAGAGAGGAAAACTAAAATGGGAAACTTAGACTATCCACAAGGATTTGAAGCAAAGGGTGAAGTAATGAATACTGGTGAACAATTTGTATTTCCAGACGGAGAATATGACTACACTGTCATAGAGGCAGAAGCAGCCACGTACTCAACTGGCAAGCAGGGCATTAATTTAACGCTTGAAGGGATTTACAATTCCGGCAAAACGTTTAAATGCTATGAAAGGGTTTTCTTTACAGAGCCAGCCAAGCCTCGCTTTGAAGCATTCCTAGTTTCTATTGGCTTAGATCCTGCAAACAAGCCTAGCGATACCAATGAGATCGTGGGCATGACTGGAAGGGCGGCGTTCGTAGGTGACGAGGATAAAGAACACCAGTGGCCTAAAGTGCGCTTTTACATTGGCGCTGCGGTGAATGGAGGAAAAGACTGGAGCGGAAAAGATAACCAAGTGGGTGACGCTCCATTCTAAGTAATGGATTTTGAAGTATACTATCAACCAGAGCTAGACCAAGATGAACCGGACAACATACTGGAGTTCAGTGCAGAAAGTTTTGAAGCGGCGATTAGGTATGCCGAACAAAACGTTCCATCGGATGGTAGAGCGTGGATTCTTCAGCGCCGGGGGGGAGATAAGATTCTCCCCGGCCAGAGAGAAGAAGTACTTGCCAGCGTCAGGTGTGGAAAGGCAAAATTTAAGAAGAGAAGAAAGCGTGGTACAAAAAGGGATAAGACAAAGATTGATAGGGATAGAGGAGAGGATGAACTCGTCGAGCGCATTCTGGCTGAACTTTCGGAAGATTGACGTAGACGGTAGAGTCCTTCTTCAAATCCTTATTGATGGTAAAGACGCTCTTCTAACAGAGGAGCTGGATAGCTTTCTGAAGAATGCTGCGTCTGATATTCTCTACCTAATCCGCGCATATAGGAAGCTACGCACACAACTGGCAGAAGAACGAAGAGAAGCGAAGATTATTTTAAGAGAGCTGCGGGATGAGCTTGAGCAGCTAAAGACGAAGGGTGCCGGGGAAGGACAATAATCAGCTCTTACCCCGCTGACCTTTCCCGGTACTTTATTGGAGGTAACAATGTGTCAAAATCTTGACGGAGTAGAAGAAGCCTTGGGGCAAGCAATCGCGTTGCTACATCAAGTGCAAAAACAAATTCAAAAGAAAGAAAGTAAGATAAAGAAAGAAAAGGATATAGTTAAGAACACAAGTAAGAATATAATTAAGAGTAAAAGAAGTAATATATATGACAACGTATTCTATATCATAAATCACTATCAGAAATATCATCCCAAGGCAATGCGTTCCGTGAAAAAAAATTCAGGCATCTTTAAAAAGATCGAGGGACGCTTAATAGAGGGTTATTCTGTGCAAGAACTTTGTAATGCTATTGACGGACAGCACCAAAGTCCGTTTCACTTAGGAGATAATAAAAACCAGACGCAGTATCTCCAGCTAGAACTGGTGGTTAGGTCTGGTGAGAAGGTTGATATGTTTCTTGAGATTTTTGACAAGCCAAAACAGACTCTCGTAAAACCAAAGACTCGCCGTACGATCACTGCGGCGCAGGAATGGTTAGCGGATGACGAAGCTGTGCAAGGTGTGTCAGACAACCAAGGAAGTATCCCAGTTCCATCGAAACCCATCGAGAAAGGATGGGCGTCGAAGTGAGTGTGCTGAATGTACCAGAATCTCCCGGCGCAAACGCTGGAGAGAGACCAAGGGCAAGAAGCGTGAGCAAGTCCGGGAGTGGCGAAGACTCAATCCAGAGAAGCGTGCAGCGCAAAGAGCCGTTGCCTTTGCCGTCGAGTACGGATTTCTCACTCGACCAACAACATGCGAATTGTGTGGCATCACTTGCCACCCAGATGGTCATCACGACAGCTATGAAAGAAAAGACTTCCTCAACGTCCGGTGGGTGTGTAGGGGATGTCATAACAGAATACACGCTGAGAAGCGCAAGGAAGCCTCTCAGCAAACCAGAACAACAGCAAAGGGGTAAGCGATGGCACAGTATCAAAAACAGGACAGTGAGCAATATAGAGCGTCTGAAGGGTATCTGTATGATATCCCTATTAATAACATCGGGTTGCGTGATGTACTTGCGGTTATCTATCTCGTCAAAGGGCCGCAGGGGACGATAAGCACTCCGGGCGCAGCGTACGACTGGGCCGATCGATTACTACACTATCGGGAGGAAGGATGACCCAGAAGGGGTTAGATGCGTACCACAAGTATAGACCATTTTATGGCCGCGAGACCGCGACCGTTCTAATGGCGCTTGTGGATAATGAGTCAGGGATGACGCTGGCAGAGTTATGCTCTTACTTGAGCATGACGAATAGTAAACTGGTGAAGGCTCTTCGCTCCTTGTCGGAGGGAGAGCTGGTTAAAATCATTTCTTATAATGATGATGAGAAACTTTATAAAATTAAAGAGGGGTAACAAAATGATAAAGGAAGACAAAGGACAATTTTTACAAATCTTAACTGGACTCTCTGACCTGTATGGTGGGGAGCTGTCTAAGGTATCAATCACTTTATACTGGGAAGCACTCAAGGAACATAGGATAGATCTTATTTCCGTGGCTGCTTCAGAACACGTTAAGCATTCCCAGTGGATGCCAAAGCCTAGTGAGTTCTTGGCTATACTCACCAAGAGCGACATGACTCCAGAGGAACGAGCGACCCTTGCGTGGGGAGCCGTGTCGAGAGCGGCCAAGAGCATCGGAGGGTATAGCTGCGTAAACTTTGATGACCCTCTGATTAACGCTACCATCCGCAATCAGGGGGGATGGTCAAGGATCTGCACTCAGCCAGCAGAACACTTTGAGTCTTTTATCCGTAGGCAGTTCATAGCTGATTATGTAGTTCTATGCGGAGCCAACCTAAGCGCGGAGTCTTTGCTGCCTTTGCAAGGGACGTTTGACAAGGACCACCCTCGCCAGATACAGACCGGACTACCGCCGGGGCCGGGACATAAGTTGCTGGCCGAAGTTAAAGAAAAGCAGAACCTTCTGGCGGCACAGTACGAAGGCAACCCTGAAGAGAACCTAGAAAAAGTCCGTGACATTATTAACGAAACTCTGGGAGCAGCAAGCGAGTCTAAAGAAAAAGATGCAGCTCCGAAAAGATCGCCTGAAGAAGTACTCCAAAGAGTGCCGCCAACTAACCCAGCGACTTGAAAGAGTTAATCACCAAATCACCAAGATGAAAATCTTTGCCGTTTTAGACGCAAAGGCGCTTAAGGAGTTAAACTATGAGATCGATATTCTTAACCGGAAGTGGGCGAAACATGAGACCGCGATACGAAACAAAGAAAGATCTTCAAAACGAAAAACTATTCACAAGGAAGTACTCTAAGCAATATGATTTTTATAAGCTCCCTATTTCTTATAGGCTGGATTTCGCCGTATGCAAAAAAGGCACGAAAGAAATTTCGGGGTGGGTGGAGTTCAAAAGAAGGCACCATAAATTTGGAGACTACCCCACCGCGCTCTTCTCTTTAGGGAAGGTAATGCACGGTGCCCAGATGGCAGACACGACAGGACTCCCATTCTTTCTTGCCGTCATGTGGGACGATGAAGTGCGGTGGATGCGAGTTGACATGAACAAGGCAACCATCTTATGGGGTTCCCGAACGGCGAAGACAAGGGACAGTGCAGACATTGAGCCAGCAGCCCACTTCCCCATTGAGCATTTTGTGAGGTTCTAATGTTACGGTTCTTGGTGATCGTTATTCTGGTCATTATCCTGCGATTCTTTATTATAGGATGTGGTCATACCCCGGTGTATGATGGTAAGACTTTCTACAATGCTCAGTTAAACTGTAGCAGTGAGTTGAAAGGAAGACCGGATGAGTGGTGCAAGAAGTAGGAACAAAGGACACAACTACGAGAGAGAACTGGTTCACCTGTTTAGGCGCTGGTTCCCTAACTTCACCATTAAGCGAGGACTGGGGCAGACACGAGACAACCGGGAATGCCCGGACGTTGAGATGCCCTACGTCTGGGTTGAGGCCAAGCGGGGAAAGAAGACCAACATCAAAGCCGCCCTCAAGCAAGCACTGGAGGCCAAGGATGACCGGATGGCAGTCGCTATATGCCGGGATGACAGGGAAGACCCCACCGCAACCCTCCTTCTCGATGACTTCATGCCTATGTTAAACCTATGGATTAAAGCTAAAGAAACCGGGATTTGTCCCACAATAAAAGGAGAAGAACAATGACATTAGAAGAAGCAGTAGCCCAGAGACTAGAAGAATATTATGAGGAGTGGAGTGACCCTAAATATGTAGAGGAGGGAGTTTGGAAGGGAGACAAAGAGTTTGTGTTGGGATTCAACCCTAAGTTCTGCCAAGAGAATTGGAAGTGGATGATGGAACAGGTTGTTCCCCTTTTTAAGTCTATGGTTGGAAAGGCAATAGCAGACTCACATGAACGCTTCAGGCCGGAAGATAGGCAAGCACAGGTGGATAAAGAGGAGGAGACCTTTATGCGCTTCTTCCACTCCCAATGGGCGATGATAGACGGAATCCACGACTGGTTACTGGAGCAGCCAATAGACTTCAACAAGCTGGTCAAGGCGCGTAACCCAAACATCATAGAGACTGGTCTGCCTCCGGGTAGGGGAGCAAGACTTGAACAGCGGTGAGAAAGTTTAACAGCAGAGAAGGTTAACAGGGTACATGAGGAACAATCAGCAGTTACGCTCGACGCAAGAGAACGGGTTGAATCCGCATGAACGGGTACAGAAGATCTTCACTAAACGGAATGCAAGTGGCTTCATTTAGTCAAGTCGTCACAAGACAGGCACCCGTTTTGTGAAAATTTTGTTGCGCATAAAAGCACTGTTTCTGCGCATCAACCGCCGTTGCTGCGCACCTGTGCAGCAATATGCTAACTTTGACGCGCATTTCGGATTAAGATGCCGGGTATTACGGAATATAAAAGAATTTTGGCCGCTTGGGGTAAAACTGGATGAGAGTAAAAATCCCCAAGCAGCCAGAGGTAACAAACATAAGTTCGTCAACTCCGTTATACACCGTCCACTGAGACACCACAAGATGTAAGCATCTCTTTTATTTCTTCTTTGGTGTAGGTTCTCATTTTACCTCGCAATTTATCCCTTACTGCTTCTCTGAATTGTTCCATTCTCAGGTATCCTCCGGGACAACGCTTCATCGGGTCTTTGGTGGCGCTAGGTAATTCAGTGTGACCCCAGATATCTATGGTTCCCAGATACAGACTGAGCAGACAGCAGAGCTGGTAGAGGGCGCTTTTTTGGTAGGGTGTCGGGTGCCTATAATTGAAGTCTCCGCGCAGAGCTATGGCTATGCTCTTGGAGTTCCACCTACGTGCGTGGGCACCACATTCATCTAAACAAAGTGACTGTTCAGTCTTGTCAAAGTCGATAATGAGGTGGTACGGGTTCGCGCCTCCGGTCAGGCCGATCCGGGGATGTGTTTGAAACCATCGGCAAACGTGGAGGGCAAAGGAATGACTTTTATCTGTATGTGCATGTTCTGTCTGGCAATAATGGCAATCATTAAGTCTGCAATCTAACTCTGGGCCTACTCGATGGACTACAATCTTTTCCGGGCGCAATAGGGCCTTATAGCGCCCGTCATTTGCGGAACGAATTTGATTGACAACGTGTAAGTCATACAGATCCATCTGCTCCCCGTCAGGTAAAATAACCACAGGTAGGGGTGACCCGTCAAAAATCCCATCGGATTCCTCCGCTGGCGGCATACTCCTTATCGGAGGCCCACGCCTCTGCGGTAGCGGATAGATTCTGTGTAATCCGGTGTATGTACCGGGCACCGACCAATAGGTGAATATGGCGGTAATCCAAGAGTAGATCCACTCGGCCACGTTTTTTAGGAAGCGCCTTCGCCTCATCCAGCGCAGCCACGATCTGACTCAGGACTTTTTTGTCTTCTTGGTTCCTTCGTGCAGGACAGTGAGTGCCTGTGCATCAACCGCAAGCTGTTGTGCCTTAAGCTTTGTGCGCGATGCACCATAGCCAAGAGAAGCGAGACAAGTTCCTGCGACCCCCAGTATAGCAAGCGTGAGAGGACTTTCGACATACCCACTATTTTGCACCACTTCGACGATTGCCGCCAAAATTGGCAGAACCAGACTTGTAATGATGGCTACTTTCGCCAGCTTATGTTCAGAAGTACTTTTTCCGTCTTTCATATATTTATCCGATCACTATGCCGTGACGCTTTGCATAGGCTCTGGCCTTCTTCTTAATGCCGCCCGGATTGGGTGCATTATGAGCCAGCATAATGGCCGACTCGATGCGCTTCTTGCTAGGCTTTCCGTTCATAGTGAGCGGGTAGCTGCCTTTGGGCGCACCACCAGAAGGGCCAGCGAAGGTATCACTCGCAGAGTATTCCCCCACATTTGAACCACCTTTGCGTTGCCGCGCCTTCTTAATATATTCCTTAGATAGTTTCTTGCCCTTGGCTGTAGATCTTGCCTGTGCCATTTTATTCTCCCTTATTACTGTCAGTCCTGCGACCCTCTGGGGTTGCGTCTAACTGGGTTAACTCTTCTTTCAAGGTCATGCCTTTGGCTCCAAAGCCAGCATCGTCATAAACCTTTTTATGTGATGGATTCCCCTTAAGCTTGGGGAAAGGTGCCACTGTAGAAGTAGGCGCTCTAGGTACTTTCATTTTCATTTTTTAATTCCTTTCTAGGATCATCTTGATGGTGAACAACACGCCCACCTGTTTTCTGTGCTAACGCTTGTGCGTCCTTTACGCCCTTAGCCGTATAGGGGAACTCTGTGGTTCCTGATTTATTTATTACCATTGGCATTATTTTCTCCTTTGGGTAACTGGTCTTCTCTTGGGCTTGAGCTTGGCGTTTGCCTTCTCGCCTCTGGAGGTGACTATGGTTCTCAGGCTCTTGGACTTTTCAATATCCTTCTTAGTTCGATCTGGATAGTCGGCCTTAACCCACGCCCTACCCGTAACAGGGGAAACGTACCACCCTTCTGGAACCTCAGAAGAAGTCCGGGATATTTTTTGGGCTAATTTATGTGCAGTGCGGGTCTTTGCTATTTGGGGATACTTCCCCACATTGCTCTTCCCTGCCCTCGTCTTCTTCTTCACCTTTTTCTTTGCCATTATTCACTCCTTAAAATGTGATCTAGTATTAGTTTAACATCATCATGTATATCTGCCTGTCTTACTTCCATAGACCTTAGACGGCTGTCTAGTTCTTGGTGAACTCCGGCATGAGGCGACTTCTCCACAAACTTGTATCCGGTGCTGCAAGGTGAAGCCACCGCCATAAAGGAGGCAGTCGTGGCTGCAATGGCCACGATCTTCCCCCACGATATAAACCAATCAGGCATATCATTACCTACCTATTCCCCCGTCAACAGCGATGCATACACTAAGACCAAGAGTCTCGCTATCATCAGCGCCAGTGCCAATAGCGTGGAGTCTTGCCCACCTAGCGTTTACGGGAATATCAAACGCAAAGTTTGAATCCGCTCCAACGGCATGCGTGTAGACTGCGGTGGCGAGGGTGTGTACCGGAGTTGGGCCGGGGTGATCATCGTTTTGTTTGAAGAAGAAAGTATCTCCATCATCCACGCATAGCTCCAGCGTAACGTTCACTGCGGTACAGGGACTCGCGTTGTGATCATAAGTGGCCAGAACCGTTATACGGTCTTTCCCTCTTATCGAAAAAGTATTGGATGTAGCTGATGCTTGAATCCCTACTGGAGCCAGAACATCAACGATGCTTTGTGCCCTATAGTCTGCACCCTTATAGGGGAGCGACAGTGTGGGCGAGTTGGTTATATTTTCTGCCATTGTTTTCTCCTTATACTCTGCCTATTTCCAAGGCTTAACATATTGATTTACTCGTTGTGGGCCTGTCATCTCCCTTTCAGGAATGCCCTTTAATTGTTTCATCCCGGTCATAGTGGGCTTAACCGCACCCTCATCTTTCTGGGCCTCATCGGCCAAGGGTTCCCCGGCAATGACCTGCTGCAAAGGCAGAACAAAGCTGGGATCTAAAACCGGATCTGTATCTATTCCAAGCGCCATAGCTAAATTTACCTTAGCATTGAAGGGCATATCAAGATTCTCTTCATCTCCAAGACGCTCTAGGAACTTAGTACGAAAATCCACAGACAATTCAGGCCATACCGCATTGAATGCAGCGGTCATGCCTCTGGTCACATCTCCACGCTCGACTGCTTCAAAGTACTCTCTAGGGTCATAGGCCACATCATAGTTCCTGTTCCACTCAGCCATTTGGGTTTCTGGTGGCAAGATCTCTCTGGAGAATGGCCCTTTCTTTTCAAAGGTAGTAGGCATGATTTGCTTCAGGTACATTGTCGTGTTGACCGATCTCTCCACCAGCTTGGCCGCGAAGGTAGGAGAAGACTCGTTTAGGGGAGTGACCTCTGCATCGATGGCCTCACCAGCCAGCTCAGGATTATCGAGCGCAAGATTAATCTCGTCTCTGCGCTTCCTGAACTGCTCAGTTAATTCGTTGAACTTAGCCATTACTCTTCTTTCCCTTCAGGAACGATCGCGTCAACCCCAGCAAGATAAGCGTGATAACGAGCCGTCTTAAAGAACAAGTCTTTCTTAGAAAATAAAGAATCAATCGCGTCATCCATAGACCGCTCTGTAGATGCGGCCGTTCGCCTAAACCCGTTACGCATTGTTCGTGATTTCATCATCTGGGCAATGGCCTGTTCCCCGTACGCATTCATGAAATGGATGCCTAGACCCCCGGTGAGGTAGGCCAGTGCATGAGGACTAATGTGTCCCGTTCCCATCCCTATCAGAGTTCCCCATATCCAAGGGTTCCTAAGCTGGATACGAGTACCCACCTTCTTTCTCATTTTGTCCTTGGCGAATGTAGTCATGTCTACCATTACGCCATACATCTTGTTGGCCGTATTCCACTCCGCAACATGAGCCAACGCTTCTTGCCTCACCCGTGATATTGCCGCCGCGTCCATCCCCGGAACATAGTCTGGATGATTTCGCACAAAGACTGCTGCCAGCTTATCATCGATCTCTTGCCTAACCAATTGGCGTAACTTCCTCATTTCACCAGCAGCCCCAGCTTCCCATTTCTTTCCCCAGTTTATATTCTTAGCGATTGTCTGCTTAAGGTTGTTGGCCTCCCGGAACCCTGAGACCTGTAAGCCGTCCATTCTATCGGCCTGAGTTATCAAGGTCTCATAGGCTTCTCGCTCACTCTCTTGAGTTAAGCCTTTCTTCTTTAGCTCTTGGGCTGTTTTTCTCATCTGCCCAGCTATCTTCCGATAATCAATATTCCACGCAGGGACAGGGAGTTCAGCCTGAAACACTGGAGGTGCTTCATTCTTGAGTATCATTTTAATCTCTGCCAGCCGTGCCTTGTCGGTGCGCCCCATCTCTCTCAAGATCCCAATGGCTTGCTGCTGCTCACTGGCTATCGAAGTGTCTACCGTGGCGAGTCGCTTCCGCATAATCGCCGCAGGACTGACCGCCGAACGCTGGTGACGGAACAGTTTTAAATGTTCAGGCTTTCCGAAGGAAGCGAAATTAATGTAAGCCTCTGGAACTTGAGGAAGCTCCGCAGGAACCTTCATGCCGTTCTTAAGAAGCAGCTCCTGATACCCTCCTACTCCACCCTCTCCGTACATCGCTTTATTTTTTGCCTTCGCAATAGCGTTACGAATAAACTTAGAATCTAGCTCCGCTTGCTTTATCATAGGGCCAAGCTCTTCAAGGGTATATTCCACCCCCCTAACAACATACTTCCATTGCTCTGGATCATTAATGGGAACCTTGACCACTGCTCCATCTAGCATAGACTGGCGCATGTCTAGAATAAGCTTGTCTACGTAATTAGCCTCATCAACCAAACTCATTGGGGTTCTCACAAATTGAGAACTTGGAGACTGGGGAGTGCCTATCTCTTCGCGCAATGTGTTTTTAATTTGATTGGCTACTGCGGTATCTTCGCCTTTGACTTTGGCTAAGAGTTTCTTTTCGGAGTTGAGAAAAGCTTTCTCTTGTTTTTGATAAGCCTTTTGAGCTGCAATGATGCTCTTTTCTAATGGGATTATTTCCCTCCCTTCTTCGCCCAATTGAGCGATTAGATCTGCACCACTCTTTATTTCTTGAGTGGAAACCCCATCGAGCATTCGCCGCTCTATCGTTCCATCCGGCTTAAGTATAAGGCCCATCGTCTCCCACTCTGACGCGCTTAAGTTAGCTTCGCGTAAGGCATCAAAAGATTCGGCCAAGTGTGCTGCGCCGTCTCCCCGGTAGATGTCCTCTCCTTTGCGCCCAAGCAATTCCCTTAAAGACTTAGCCCGTTTATCCATTGCCGCTTTCATCGCTTGAGCAGACTTAAGCTCATGAACGTGCTGAAGCTGCGCGACTGTTAGGATTCCCTCTTCATCTCCAAGGTCTCTCATCCTCTGATTATAGGCACCAAGCACTTCTTCGTATTGCTGATACTGGGCCAGCTTCTCTGCCTCGATTCTACCCATCTCCTTCACCACTGCGTCCTGAGTATCTGCCGCCTTCATGTAGCCATCCATCTTGTCCAGCAAGTAAACTTGAGCATCGGCAAACGCATCGGCAAATTCTTGTTGGGTCTTAAATCGAAGTTTAGTCCCAAATCCTTGAATGGGAGTGCTGACAGGCTTTAGCCGGGAACCAGCAAAATGCCTTTGGACTTCAGCCCAGAAATTATCATCCATCATTATCTCGCCTATTCGTTCATAGGCTTGTTGCGTGGTTAACTCCCCGGCTTTGAGTGCGGTTCCCTCCGCAGCTTCAGCGGCCATTAATCGGCCTATCTTTTCCTCTAGCTGTTTTCCCTGTGCCTCCGTAAGGTCTAAGGCCGATTTCATCGCAGCTACTTTAGGAGATAAAAAGGGAGCAACCTTTAAGATCTTATCTCCTATCGTTAGGCTACCCATTTGGCCGGGAAGCTCACGCTGCCTCATAGACTTCAGGGTTCCGCTTCCTATTGCTGCACCCAGAACCCCACCCAGAGCCATTGTCGTACCCACCGCAGACGCAGCTTGTTCCATCGTCAAAGGATCGTCTTCTAGGGACTGTCCAAAGGTAACCGCGCCGACTGCATAAGGGGATGCCTCTATCGCTGTTGCCACCCCCTGTGAAACGCGATTCCCTAGAAACGTCCTAACCTTGCTATCCTTGACGATTGGGTGCATCATCTTCTGCGTCCAACGTCCAACCCGCGCACCTGTTTCAGCCGCCATTCGCGGAGCAAAGCCGATCGCCCGTGCAGCCTTCATCGTTTTGGTTGCGGGCATAAGAGTGCGGCCAGCAGTTCCCACCAACTTAACAACCTGCCCAGCTTTGCTTACTGCACCAATCGGGCCACCAAAATAAATTGCGGCAGCAATTACACCCGCTTCGCCCAGCATCGATAGCCAAGGGCTTTCTTCCTGAAGGGCTTTTGCCGACTCCTTTCCTCCAGCCAGCGTAAGCATATAGTCGGAGACACTGAAGGAGAGTCCTCTCGCTGCACCAGCAGCTATCGCTGCTAGGTTACCGCTTCCGCTCGTAACGAACTCCCGCTGCTTTCGCATTTCTGGAGAGTCATAAGTTACCCCCGGAATAGACAGGGCTTCTCTGAACTTTGCAACGGGAACATCATAGGACTCCCCGCCTTCTGTCATCACCCCTATACTGTCTCCTAAAGCTTGATGAGTTCCGGCAAGAACCAGATCGCGCACCACCGCATCCTCGACTGTCTCGATCGAGCCGCTGGCTACGTTTAGGAGATTAACAGCCACTAGGGATTATACCTTTGTGAACCCAAGGATTGCAGCAGTTCACCCTCACTCAGAGCCGAAGGTGCGGTACCCGCACCCTTGGAAATGTGCTGCTTGACTAGCGAGGAAAAGTCCTTTCCACCAGCACCAGCAGCCTCCACCTCACTATAAAAAGCGGCCCTCTCTTTGGGAGTCATCACCTTGTTCTCTGTCACCCTACCCTTATCGTCAACGGTAAATCTGGCAAACTGCGCCCCATAGGTCTCCGCTAGAGCCGCACTCAGTGCGTCAATCTGTGCAGCCGCCGCCTCGTCTCCCATCAGCGCTCTTGCATTAGCGTCCACCATAGCCTCTACAGCTTCAAAGTCGGCCATCGCCAACTCCTCACTATCCAAGACTCCGGGGAAAAGAACCTCTAGCTTTCTCCAATCAAAATCAGAAGGACGAGAACCCTGAAGAGCCTTAACAACCTGAGCCAGTGTATTGGTTCTTTTATTGAGATAGGTAGCAACTTCTTTGGGCATTAAATGCGTGGCCCTTATTACATCACGCATAAACCCGGTCTCTTTTCCAAAATAGCCCATTAGTTTATCTCCGAAACTAGCCTCTTTAGACATTTCCTTAAAAGAGTTTTTCAGCTCCCGAACGGCATACCTCATTTTGTCGGTGTCCCTTTTTGCCTTTTGAAGTTCCGCTGAAGATTTGGGCGCGGCTTTTCCTGTGAGGCCCAGAAGCTCTGCCTCGAACTGTTTAGCCCTTAGTTGGGCCGTATTATCATACGTTTGCCTTTGTGCCGATATTGAGTTTAGTTCTAATTGCTTAGACACCTCTTCTATCCTAGCTTTCTGACCTAGATCTGTTGTGGTTTGCGCTATTACTTTTAACTGTCCAGCTATTTCATTCTGCCTATCGGCTCTTGCCAGTGAGAGCATGTTTTGAGTTTGCTCGTTGGTTAAGTCCATATTCTTAAGCCGTGCTTCTTGCTCCTTATACTGGCGCTCTACATCTCTATCGATAAGTCTGTTAAAGGCTTCCAGCGCGGGATTCTTTCCTCCGGCCAAGCCTGTTCCAACAGAACCTAAGACCACCGCTAATTGAGCATAAACCAAATCAGAACCCTTTATTCCACCGGAGAGGTCTGCATTAAAGTTTTCGACTGCGGCAGTTCTAGCTTTATTG